GACGGAGATCATCTAGCTTTTACAGCAGCTTGCGCAGTAGAACAAGTAGTTGAATGGGAGACTAATGTATGGACTACTCATTCTTTTTTAAGTGATGCAGTTAAAGTAGTTGAAGCAAAGCTACAAGGCTACATTGATATAGCTGAGGATGAAAATGTAGTAATGACATTTAGTTCTTACCCTACATTTAGACATGAAATATTCCAGGACTACAAAGCAAACAGAATTACTAAACGAAAGCCTACAGTATTCAAACCATTAATAGAGTGGATGGAACAAGAGTGGAAGTCAATAAGGTACGCTAATTGCGAAGGGGATGACGTACTTGGAATACTTGCTACATCAAAAACTTATGATGATCCAGTAATAGTAAGTGTTGATAAAGATATGAGAACTATACCTTGCAAGCTATTAGCTGGAGACGACCTTGAGCTAATAACTAAAAGACAAGCGGATAGAAACTGGATGAAGCAAGCGTGTAGCGGAGATCCAACTGACAACTATAAAGGTATTCCAGGTGTAGGCTTAGTAGGAGCTGACAAGATACTAGGAGATAGCATCAAGCTAGAGGATATGTGGGAGAAGGTAGTCGAAGCATATAAAAAACAAAAGCTAACTTATGCTGACGCATTATTAAACGCAAGACTATCCAGGATACTTAGACAAGAAGATATTAATTTGAATACAGGTAAAATTAAATTGTGGTCGCCAAAGAAAAAATCATAGTTCAAGAGGATTTTTCTTTTTCTTTTTAGGAAAGCCAGCTTGCATATTAGCGTAGGCTTGAGGAGATATAGTGCTATCTTTCTTCTTCCTACTTATACCAGCTTTCTTTCTTTTATTTATGTTGTAATACAAGCCTTTCTTAGCCATAATAAATTAGTAATATATGTATAACTTAGCATTGTTTATGGAAGCTGACGACCTATTTCCACCTATTGATGAAGCCTTAATTAAAAAGCTGAATGAGATATATCCAGAAAAATGTCCAGATATTGATACTAAAGACAGACAGATTTGGTATAACGCAGGGCAAAGAAGCGTGGTAAAAATGTTAATTTCCGTTTATGATGAACAAAGTAACACGTTACGGAGTTAGCTATGTGCGGAGGCGGAGGTCGTCCACCAGATAGGACGGACGAAATGCTTAAGGTACAGCGAGAACAAATCGCTGAACAAAAGAGACAGTACGAACAAACAAGAGCCGATCAAGCGGCTAGACAAGCAGAGCAAGAAAAGATTGCTTCTGCTCCTTCTGCTCCACCACCTTCAGCAACAGCTCAACGTCCAGCCGCAGCACTTGAAATACCTGGAGGAGATCCAGGACTAGGAGCTGCGCAACAACGTAGAGGATATGGTAGAAAGAGATTAAGAACAGATTTACTCTCTGGCTCAGGTTTACAAATACCTTAAATAAATGGAAGTCACACTAACAAGTGACTTGGATGCTACAGGTAAGTCCTACTCCGATATGGAGAAGAAAGGAATTACTGTAGCGTCTAAGTACGAACAACAAAAATCAAAGCGTAATCCTTATGCGGATATAGCGAGAAAGTGTGCAGAGGTTACTATACCTTTCGAGTTTCCAGATACACAATATTCTGGTTCAGCTAGGGCTAGGATCACTACTCCCCATCAAAGCGTAGGAGCAAGGGGAGTTGCAAATATTGCGAATAAGCTCGGCCTATCCCTTTTCCCTCCCAACACAAGTATGTTTAAGTTGGAGATAGATGACTTAGCATTAAGACTCCAGGACGTTGATCCACAACAAAAGACAGAACTAGATAGTGCTTGCGTAAAGGTAGAGTTAGCAGTAGGTACTATGCTTGAAACATTATCTGCAAGAGCAGCATTGTATGAAGCATTTAAACAATTAGTTATTGCAGGGAATGTATTGTTATATGTAAACCCAACTGGTATTCGAGTACTGCATCTTGAAAGATATACAGTTACCAGAGATCCGATGGGTAACGTAGAAGAAATAATAATAGAAGAGGAAGTAAGTCCTAAGTTACTTCCAAAAGGTTTTCTATCCCCTTCGGATGCAAAGCAATACGATAAGGATTATGGGAAGAAAGATGTAAAAATTTATACTTGCGTTAAATACAAAGATGATAAGTGTCATTGGTATCAAGAGGTAAAAGGTAAACCAGTTCCAGGGACTAATGGTATGAGTCCGAGGGAATGTAGTCCATTCATCCCACTACGTTTTCAATCAATGGACGGAGAGGACTACGGACGTTCATACATTGAGCAATGGTATGGCGACCTTTCTGCTCTTGATAATTTGTATCAGGCAGTATTGGAGGCTAGTGCAGCCATGAGTAAAATTTTATTTATGGTAAATCCCAATGGCACTACAAGGCCAAGAGCCTTAAGCAATGCAGAGAATGGAGCTATCATCCAGGGCAATGCGCAAGACGTTACAGTTTTACAAAGCCAGGGCAAGTTAAATGATATGAGCCTGGCAAACAATACTATAGATAGAATCGAAGCCAGGCTTGAGTTTGCTTTCTTATTTAATAGCGCAGTACAAAGACAGGCTGAAAGAGTTACAGCCGAAGAGATACGTTACGTTGCCGAGTCGTTAGATGAAAGTCTAGCTGGTTTGTATTCCGTATTAACCCAAGAACTACAACTACCTTTAGTTCGTAGGTTGATATATATAATGCAGAGAACAAATAAAATTCCTGACTTTCCTAAAGGAGAAGATGGGAAAGATTTAATAATGCCTAAGCCAGTTACAGGTTTAGAAGCTGTAGGTAGAGGAGACGACAGAAATAAATTAATGGACTTTATTGGAGCTGCAACAGATACGTTAGGCAAAGAGACAATAGAGAAGTATATCAATATGGAAGAAGCATTAAGAAGGTTAGCAGCAAGTAGTTCTATTGATGTAACTAACTTAGTTAAGACTCCTCAGCAATTACAAGAAGAGCAGCAAGCAGCAGCCCAGGCGCAGAAAGAAATGCAACAACAGGAAATGATGAGTAATATGATGACAAGCCCTGCTGCTGGCAAAATAGCAGATAACTTTACACAACCAGGTAGTCCTTATGGTCCCCAAGTCCAATCAGGAGGAGAAGGAGAGCAAGGTAACGCAGCCCTCCCCAACCTCAACAACATCCCAACCGCCACTTAGTAAAGCGGAAGTCACAACTGACTCTCCCGATCTCCCTAGAGAAATTACTATTACACCCGAAATGGTTGAGGAGTTTAAAAACAATTAATTAATTAATTATGCCAGAACCAATTACTATTACCGACCAGGGTACACCTTCCTTATCAGAAGATAACCAAGCTGCATTAGATGAACTAAAGCAAGCTGAAGCGGATCTTGAAAAAGAAAACGCAATAGCCCAGGAGGAACAATTAATAGGAGGCGAGTTCGAGTCACAAGAAGATTTACTTGCTGCCTACCAGGAATTAAAAGCTAACCAACAACGTCCTCCAGGAGAACCACAAACTGCTCAGGAAATTTATGGAGAAGCAGTAGGTAACATTCTTGAAGAAGCTGGAGTTGATTATTCAAAGATGAATGACTACTGGCAAGAGAATGGAGAGATTACAGAAAAGCATTACAAAGAGCTAGAGAAGGCTGGCATCCCTAGAGGAATAGTAGATGCGCACTTAAATGGTTTAAGGAATGAAGCTACTGTATTGCAATCTGATCTTCAAGCTATTAAGAATACATACGGAGGAGAAGAGGCTTTTACTGCTATGCAGTATTGGGCTAGAGATAACTTAACTGATGCAGAAAAAGCAGCTTACTCTAAAGGTATTAGCGGAGACTTAGAAACAGTTAAGTTAACTGTTGCTGGACTTCATGCCAGGTACGCAAATTCTGTAGGTAACGAGCCTAATCTAATCTCTGGTAAAGCTGCAACTTATTCAAGTGATAAGTTTGAAAGTACTGCTCAATTAGAAGAGGCAATGAATGATCCTCGATACAAAAAAGATCCAGCCTTTAGAGCTAGGGTTGAAGATAGATTAAGTAGATCTAGTATCTTCTAATGAAATGCACTTGCTTTCATTGCGGATCAGAATTGATTTGGATAGGAGACGAAGACTCAAAGGATGA